ACAAGTGGTAGCGTTGAAGCTAAGAGATTTGCTAATGTTAAAGGTCAAAAATATGGAACAGCTAGAAAAGGTGGAGCTGGGCAAAAAGTAAAAGCTCAAAATGTAGTTGTGCCTATTGATGATGAAGTTGAATACATTGAAGAAGTTGAAGAAAAAGACTTAAAAATGTATGGTGTTGGAGGTTTAATTGAAAGAAGAACAGCTAATCACGGAATGGTAGCTGGAATTGATAATGATGTTAAATTTTTCCAAGCTATGGCTGATGAGGGAACTGAATTTAGTTGTGCTGAAACAACAATCAATAAAGTAGTAAGTAAAGCTATTACTACAATGAGAAAAACTAAGAATGATTTTGTAAATGGTGTACCATTACAACTAATTAAAGTTGCATTTAGTGAGGACGCTTATGGAGATATTAGAGATTGGTTAGATGAAACTGCTAAGTCTAATATAGATACTTCTATTGGTGAAGTTGGAAGATTCCATGGAGTTGATGTATTTAGTACTGTTAATATTCCTGATGGATATGATTTTATGGTATTTATTGATGGTGCTGTGGCTCAACCTAAACATCCAGTAATCTATAATCCAGCTCAAATAGGTTTATCTAAGGCTATTGGATTTGGTTTATTCGTAGATATGGGTACTACAGCTGTTACACCTGACTTAATTTTATGTAAAAAAACAGCTAATGCTTAGTTTATAAAACGATAAAAAAGAATGGAGGAATAAAAATGAAATCGTTTAAAAATAAAAAAACAGGAGTTATCTTAACTCCGAAAAATAAGTGGGTAGAGGAACAATTAGAAGCTAATAAAGAGTACGAAGTAGTAGGTGCTAAAGCTTCTACTAAAACTACTGATAATAAAAAGGCTATTAAGGATATGAATAAAAAAGAATTAGTAGCTTATTTAAAAAACTTGGATATTGACGCTAACGAAGATATGAAAAAAGATGATTTATTAGCATTGATTCCACAAGAATAAAAAATAGAATTGGAGGGTAATAGAATGAATGAAAAAGATAAGGCTAATATGCTTGAAAGATTAAAAAGTGATATTAGTGTCAATTTCAAAGTTGGAGATGATAGTGTATTATCAGGATTCATAGATGATTATATTTCTATTGCCTCCGACAATTCTAATCGTAGAAAAAATGATACTAAATTATTTCCTTATGTGTATGAGGCTGTTAAAGAAGCATATCACAGAAGAGGTGATGAGGGGAGTTCTTCTTCTAATGAGGGAGGACTTTCATCAACCTATGTTGATATAGTGGACAAGCTAAAAAAAGATGTAAGGACAATAAGAATTGTAAGATAAGGAGAGTGATAAAATGCCAAAATTTAAAGAAAAGAAAACAGGGATAATTTATAACATTACTACTCCAACAATAGTAGAAAAATATAGAGAAGATAAAAGATATGTTGAAATTAAAAAAAATAATTCTAAAAATTTAGGGTCAGAAGAGGAAAATAAAAATGAAACTCAAAAACTTAATTGATTGTTGGATTTATGAGTTAGAAGAAACTAAAAAAGATGGTGAAACATCTAAAAAGTGGAAGTATAAGGATTTTAAAAGACTCAATGTTCAACAAGATATTAATGAGCTAGATAGAAATTCGGCTGGCTTAATAGACTATGACAAAATAAAAATAAGAAATGATTGTAGTATTAGTTTGAACAAAAACGATGGAATATCTTTATTTGAACTAGAACTTGATGAAAATGGTTATACTTTGAAAAGTCCACAATATAAAGTAGTGTCTTGTCCTAAAGTGGGAAAAACTACTACTTATACATGTGAAATATATCACGGAGAATAACTATGTTAAGTTGTCAGATTAAAAGAAAAAAGCCAAAAAAAGATATTATAGATCAAATAGAGAGTACTATACCAGTTGCGATGAAAGAAGTTATGGAATATGCTCAAAAATTAGCACTAAAGCATAAAAGAGGTAGTAAGGATAGTAATTTAATATTATTTGAAATAACAATCAAAGATAAAGAGGTTACAGGTAGACTTTATACTAATTTTGATTTTGCTTTATTCTTGGAATATGGAACAGGAACAGAAGCGGAAATGCCACATATAGGTCATACTGAGACGTTTAAAAAGAGTGGATATACTTATTGGTTTTTACCAAAAGAAGTAGCAGATAGTAGAGGAGCTGAATTTAGTCCTCAAAGACTTATTAATATTCATGGAAAATTATTTTATATAATGTATGCAACTAAACCTTATCCATTTATGCGTCCTACAGCATTTGACTTAGAAGATAGTGCTATAAAAATATTTGTAGAAGCATTAAGAAAGGGATTGAAATAATGATATATGAATTAAGTATAGAAGATTTTACAAGATATACAGTAAGACAAGTAGAAGAATTGGGTAATGTTACTTTATCTAATCCTGATACAGAAGAAAAGTTTCCAGTATCAGTTATTAGTAATCCTATGCAATCTATAAAAAGAACAGAGAATAATATTCCAATTCTAACTAGACTTTCTATTACTGTAGAACATTGGACAAACTCAAAGTATGAGTCTATGCGTTTGTTTCAAGAAACTAATAAACTATTAAGAAAGAGCAATTTTGCTCAGATTGGCTCGCCCATTGATATTTATGATGAAATTACTAAAAAGCATAGATATGGTGGAAGATATGAAGTTAATTATAATGGATTAACGAACTCATTTGAAAGAATTATTTAGACATAGCAATATGTCTTTTTTATTTGTGAAGAAAGGAATGATAATATGGAAAACGGAGTAACTCCAAAAGTAAGTACGCTTAGTACATTATGGCATGCGAACACATTAACAGGTGAAAGAACACAGGTAGCTTATGTTCAAGAAATACCACCACTAAAAAGTGCAAAGGAAGCAATCACTTATAATGCACTTGACTTAGAAGAAGAACAGCAAGCAAAGGGAAGCAGAAAGGCAGAAGTCTTAACTATTCCACTATTGTTTACTGAGAGTCAGCATGATAAATTAAAAGAATTATCAGAAAGTGATGAAGAATATTATTGGTTTATCAAACTACCTGATTCAACAGCAAGTGAAGCAGGAAAACCACTAGTATTTAATTTTACTGGTGCATGTGATCTTGGTATGGATACTATTGCTATTGATGATTTACTAAAAGAAAACTTAACAATTTATAGAAGTAGCAAAGTTAATGAAACAAAAGGATTCCCTACAGCTTAGTAGGGTTCTTTTTTTATAGGAGGATAGAAAATGTATATATTAAATGAAAAAGAATTTAAACTTGTACCTCGTACAAGAAAAGTAGTTGATTTAACAGAAAGATTAAAAACTAAAAACTTAAATGAATTAATCTTTAATGGATTAGCAGATGGTGATCCTAAAGTATTAGCAGAGATAATTAAAGCATTTGCAGAATATGAGGATGGTAAAACTGTATTTACATCTATTAATAATGTTTATGACTTTATTGATGATTGGAAAGAAAAAAATAATAGTACATGTGAAGATATGTATAAGGAAGTTGCTAAGGTTGTAAATGAAATGGGTTTTTTCAAGAAAAAGATGACGGAAGAGGAATTGAAAAAACAAATAGAGAATCCAGCAATCGAACTAGATATGAAAAAGATAATTTCAGAATCAGCTCAGAAAGCAATGGACGAAATAGCACAAGAGGAATTCAAGGGTTACAAAGGTTAAAAGAAAAGAAAGATTATATAGATTTAATCTATGAAATAGAGCCTTTATGTTACAAATATGGAATGAAACCTAATGAGTTTTGGGATTGTACTTATAGAGAGTTATATGTATTTGTAAAAGCGAATAATTCAAAAAGTGAAGAGGACTATAAAAAGAATATAGTTCTTTTTGACGCTTTAGGTAACAAAATTATTGATGTTATTGGAAGAAAACGACCTAAAGGTATCAGTCTTGTAAAAAATACATTTAAAAAATTATTTAAAGAAGAATTAGAACCTACTTATCATCAGCAGACTCCAGAAGAGCAAATAAGAATTCTAAGAAGTATGAAATAGAAAGATAGAGAAAGGAGGTTCACTATGGATAATAAACAAATATTAGAAGAAATTGACATCATTGTAAGAGCTAAAGTAGAAGAAGCTAGAAAAGATATAAAAAGTGTAGCTAAAGAAACCAGTAAAATGGTTGATTCTGTTTCTAATGAATTTAAAAAAATGAACAAAGACGGAAACTTTGATAATCTTAGTAAGAGTATAAATGATTATAAAAAAGAAATCAAACAATTAGGTGAAGAAGCAAGAAGTGTAAAAATAAATATGGATGGAATATCCTTTTCTTTTTCACCAGAAAAAAATGATTTTAATGAAAAATTTGAAGAAGCTTTTAGCAAATATGAAAAAGAGATGGAAGAATACAATCAAACTATTTCACCACAAAATGAAGCTAGTAGTCCTATCTTACCGAATATTGATACAAGTGGTATTAATGATGAAATATCAAAAGCTAGTGAAGAAGTTTATACACTTAAAGAACGCTTAAATGATTTTGACGCTTTAACAATACGAGAAGAATTAAAAACAGTTGGTATGCAAATAGCTGAACTGATTCCACAAGTTCAACAATTTAAAAATGAATTTCAATCAACTATGAATGATTCTACTTCATTGCTTGGTATGGCAAAAATTAAAGTTCAAGAATTTGGAGCAGGTTTAGGTTATATAAAAGAACAAATACAAGATTCACTAGATGTAAAAGCTGATAATTTTAAAGCAAAAATGACATCAGCACTAGATAGTATAAAGAGTAAGGCTCAACCTGTGGCGTCCATCTTAATGAATGTTGGAAAGGTAGGTCAAAATTCATTTAATCAAGCTTCATATAGTATTAAGGAATTTGCAAGTAAATTTAAACAGCCGATTGATAGTGCAAAAGGACTTATTAATAGAATTAGAAGTATTGGATCAGAAACAGAAAAAGTTAAGAAAAAAGGTAAAGGTTTTGGTGAAGATTTTGGGAAAAGTTTATCTAATGGAATTAATTCTATTAAAAAATTTGCTTTATCATTATTAAGTATTAGGACAGCCTTTACAGCAATAAGTAAAGCGTCACAAGCTTATTTAAGTTTTGACGAACAGTTGTCTAATTCCATTCAAAATTCGTGGAATGTATTAGGAAGCTTATTAGCTCCTATGCTAGAGTATGTTGCTAGTTTATTTAGTAAATTAGTAAGTGTAATTGCAACTTTTGTAAAAATGTTAACTGGTATAGATCTAGTGGCTAGAGCTAATGCTAAGGGCTTAGATAAGCAGGCAAAAGCTACTAAAAATGCAGCCAAAGAAAGTAAACAGCTAAGTAGTATTGATGACATTGATAATTTAACCACTAATTCAAATAGTGGAGGTGGAGGAGGTAGTGATTTTACCCCTATTACAGTAGAGGAAATTGATATAGCTCCACTAGAAAAATTCTTTAATAAAGCAAAAGAAATTTTATCTAAAATATTTCAACCATTTAAAGAAGCGTGGGAAAATGTTGGAGCTGGTGTATTAGATAGTTTCTTTAAAATGCTAAATAGCCTTAAAGAATTAGGTATTAGTGTATTCTCTAGTATCTTTGAAGTTTGGACAAATGGAACAGGTACAGAAATTATTGAAAATGCTTTATTAGGCTGGCAACAAATATTTGATATTGTTAGTGGTCTTGCAGACGCACTAAATGAAGCATGGAATAGTGCTAATAATGGTACACAGATAATTCAAGCTATTGCTAATATTTTTAAAACAATTCAAGAATTTGGATTGAGTATTGGTGATAGCATTTTAAAATGGGTTGTTAGTGATAGCTTTAAAGAAGCACTTACAGTAGTAATTTCATTTATAAAAGACATATTAAAATATATTGATGATATAACTAGCTGGTTATTAGAAATGTATAACAAATATGTTAAGCCAGTAGTAGACGATCACCTATTACCAGCAATTAATGAAATAATTAAATATATAGGTGAAATTTGGGAAGCTATTAAACCTGTCATTAATGATACAATTCAATGGATTAAAGAAAAATTAGAGCCTGTTATTAAAGAGTTATGTAATTTCTTAGGTAGTGTTATTGAAGTAGGAAAGAATATAGCTAAATTCTTTGCTGGTGTATTTACTGGTGATTGGCAAAAAGCATGGGATGGTATAAAAGGAATTGTCTCTAATACATGGAACGCTATTAAAGCCTTATTTTCAGCTGGAGGTCAGATTTTTGTGGGTATAACTGAGGCAATAGCGAATGTGTTTAAGACTATTGTTAATGCATTGATTCGAGGAATTAATCAAGTAATAGCTATACCATTTAAAGAATTAAATAAAATTTTATCTAAAATCCAAAATATTGAAATTGTAGGAATTAAGCCTTTTAACTGGTTATCTTGGAGAGCTAGTATTCCAACAATACCACAACTTGCTAGCGGAGATGTTGCTTATGAACCAGTAGTAGCACAAATAGGTGAATATGCTAATGCAAGAAATAATCCTGAAATTGTATCACCAGTTTCAATGATGAAAGATTCATTTAGAGATGTATTAAATGAATTTGATACAGAGGGAACTAGAATTGATAGACTTTGTATTAATGTTGCAGGGGAAAATTTCTATGATGATACGATTGACTATATTAATGAAAAGAGTGAAAGAAATGGTGTTTCTGTTATTAAGGAGGTATAATAATGGTTTGGAAATATAATGGGGAGGTACAAAAATCTCCCTCATCTTTTAAATTAAATATTGATGATATTGATGTTGATAGTTACAGATCTACAGTAAATGCGAGTTTGATAGACAAGACTTTAGCAAAGGGCATGATAAAATGCTCTTTTTCTTTTGATTATTTAACGGAGGAAGAAGCAGAGCATTTGATGGCTTTGACTTGGAATAATCCCATGCCTCTTGAAATTAAATGTCCCATACTTGGAGGAAAAGTATTAAGTGCAGATTTTAGATGTGCTAAAAGAAGTGTTGATATGATTTCAACCGATGAAACAGAACAAAGTACAAAAACTAAATGGAAAGTATCTTTTACATGTTCACAAAAGAAGAAAGTGAGTGGTCAATAATATGGCTTATCTTACAACAAATAAATATAAAGAGCTTATTTATAGTGAGGATAGTGAACAGATAGTAAGAGTAATTATTAATGGAGAAGAGATTAATGCTGATTATATAAGAAATATTAATGTTGATGATAATATCTTTGAAAGAGATGTCTTCTCTTTAGGAAGTGCTACAATATGCAAATATGAAATTGAAATTGATAATGAACTATTAGATACTTTAGATGAATTTGATGAAGTAACTTTAGAATTTGATTTAATAATAAGTGAAACAGAAAAAGAAACAGTTCCGCTTGGTACTTATATTGTTAAAAAGGACAATAATAAATCAGATAATTATACTAAATTTATCTTATATGACTATATGAAAAAGTTTGATGAAGAGATAGACTTTAGTGAAATTGTTCCATGTACTAGATTTGAACTTTTACAATATATCTGTAATCATTTCAATATTGAATTAGAAAATACCTCTATAACAAATGGTGATGTTATTGTTGATGTTTATGATAATACAATAAAAGCTAAGCTATACATATCATTTCTTGCTGAAAGATCTGGAGGTTATGCGAAAATAACTAGAGATAAAAAATTAGTTATTAGACAATTTAATGAACTAGATACACATGAGTTGCCTTTAGATAAAATGGGTGATTTTGAAACAGATAAATTAAAAACTATTACAAAGGTTATCTATGAAAATGCTACTCAAAAGTTTGAAGCTGGTGATAATACTGGAGAAACAGTATTTTTAAGTTCTGAAAGTCCTTTTACTTGTAGTCAAGAAGAAGTAGATAATATATTTCAAGTTGTTAATGGATTACAATTTCAAAGTTTAGATGTCAAAAATTGGGGTGATCCAGCAATCGACACAGGAGATATTATTAAAGTAAATAATATAATTTCTTTTGCTCAAAAAAAATGGTCTTTTGGTAATGGTTTTTATGGTAATTATAAAACAACATTGAAAAAGTCAGACAAAATGTCTAATGTCGAAAAGATACCGAACTCAAAAAAAATAAAGAAACTCCAGAGTCAATTAGATGAAGAAACAGGAAAAATAAGTTTATTAACACAAGTAACTAATAACAATAGTACAGAGTTAGCTAACTTAGTTATGCAAACAAATAGTATTGAATCTACTGTTCAAAGAGTAGAAGAAGATTCTAATGAAAATTATAATAAAATTTTACAAGATATAGAAAAGTTAATGGTATCTATGCAAAATACAGGTGGAAGTAACTTGATAAAAAACTCAGTTATGTTTGCTTATGATACTAATAATAATCCGAGCGATTGGGAAGCTTCTGAAACTGGTGATATTCAAATGCAAAGTAGTGCAGAAGCCTTGAATGGTGGAAGTGCTAGTGGACATGTATTCATCTTAAAAGATAAAACTGTTAAGCAAAGAATATATGTAAAGCCTGATAGTAATGATGTGCCAGAAGATGAAAAGACATATTATACCTTTAGTACGAAAATTAAAAAAAATACTGTTGGTACTTGTTACATTAAATTATCAAACACTAATGAAGAATATACTATTGAATTAAAAGATGGAGTAAGTAGTTTTTATGGTGATTATGAGATAAAAGAATTACTTCCAACTATGAATTATTATGATATTGAATTCTATGGTTCTAGTGAAGCAGAGGCTACTTTTACTGATAATATGTTCTCTGTTGGTAGGTATAAAACACAATGGACGCAAGCCAACGGTGAAATTATGAATACACAAGTTAATATAAACTTGAATGGTGTATTGGTAAAATCATCAGTTTATTTGGGCGACTATACAATAATGTCTCCTTTAGAGTTTGCTGGATACTCTAATATTAATGGTGTTATAACAAAAGTATTTAGTCTAAATAAAGATACTACCTTAGTAAAAAAGTTGGAAGCAGAAGATGAAATTACTATGTTTCCAATAAAAATAGTTCCAATAACAGCAGGAGACTTGCAAGGCTGGGCTTTTGTTCCATCAGTAAAGGCTGGTGGTAACTAATGGCTACAGTAGTTGGAACGGTCTATCTAAATGGATGTAATTATCAGTTAGCCTATGATCTGTTAAGCCAAAATGTAACTAATAACAACTCAACTGTTAGATTATATGGTATTTTAAATGTTACGAATAACTATGTTTCTTGGAGTCGTGGAACAGCTAGTGTTCATACAGAAAGTGCAGGCATAGGTACATATTATTCTAAAGGTTCTCATGTCCTTATTCAAAGAGATTTTACATGGGGACATGATAATAGTGGTAATTTTAGTACATATATAGGAGCGAGTTTATCTACTACCTTTGTTAGTGGTGATACAGGAGGAAATATTTCACTACCTCAAATACCACGACAAGCTAATATTACTGGTGCAAATAATTTTACTGATGAGGATAATCCAAGTTTTACATTTAATAATCCAGGTGGGTTTACGATGAATGTATGGTTAGAGCCTAATCCTAATGGAGAACATTTATGTGTTAGAAACAATATACCTAATAATGGTAGATATACTTGGAGCTTAACAGAAGAAGAAAGAAATCAATTAAGAGCTAAATGTAAAAGCAACTCTTGTACTGTCAGAATGGGTTTATATACAATCATAGGGAGTACAACATATACATCTTATGTAGATAAAACTATGACAATAGTAAATGCTAATCCAACATTCACTGATTTTGATTATAAAGATTCTAATAGTCAAGTAGTAGCTGTTACAGAAAATAATCAAGTTCTAGTAAAAGGATTGTCAAACTTAGTTATTGATATAAAAACAGAAAATAAAATGGTTGCTATAAAACAGGCAACTGTTAAAAATTATGTATCAATGATAGACAATATCTCTATAAGTACAGAGTATAGTGAAAATGACTTGTGTATTGATTTAGGTACAATTAATTCATCAGGTACAAAGAAGTTAGATGTTAGAGCATACGACAGTCGTAACAATTCAACACTTGTTTCAAAAAATGTAATTGTATATGATTATGAAAAACCTGTAATAAATGCCACTATATCAAGATTAAATAATTTTGAGGATGAAACAACTTTAAAGGTTGATGGATCATATTCAAAATTAATCATTGATGAAGTAAATAAGAATGATATTCAATTACTCAAATATAGATATAGAGAAACTAATGGTGATTGGTCCAATTGGAAAAATATGAGTATTGATGTTAATGACAATAAATTTACATGTGAAACAGTAATAATGTTATTAGATAATACTAAGTCATTTGAATTTGAAATAGAAGCAGATGATAATTTAAGTAATAATAAGATTATTCTTTATGTCGATGTTGGTAAACCAGTATTTTTCGTCAGCAGTAATAAAAGAGCATGTTACATAAATGGACAAGAAATCTTGACTTATGATGTAGTTGACGAGTGGTAGGAAAGGGTGATAAAATTATGATAGAAGTATTGACATCATACGCTAGTATGATAGCCTTATGTATGTATGTATGTATGTATGTATGTATGTATGTATGTATGTATGTATGTATGTATGTATGTATGTATGTATGTGGGAGCCTTACGGCTCTTTTTGGCAATATTACAATCGAGACAGAAAGGAGGCGTGCTTATTATTTAAGCATAACTCCTTTTTATATACCTCTTGTAAAGGAGGTTACAATTTAGGCGGTGGTCTATATGGGTAGTAAGGCTATCAAAATGAAAGATATTGAGGGTAACAGTGTTTATCCGTGTCCTTATTATCCGGTAGGATCAATTTATATGTCTGTTAATAATATAAATCCAGCTAACTTTTTTGGTGGAGAATGGGAACAAATAAAAGATAAATTTTTACTTGCTTGTGGTAATACCTATACTAATGGTGCTACTGGAGGCAATAAAAGTGTAACATTACAAAATAGTAACTTACCTAGTAGGGCTATGGTTAGAATACAGGTTACTAATAAAAATGGTTGTGCTTGTAATACAAGTATAACTGGATGGGCTAATATATGTTTAGCTGACGCTGGAATTACTAGCAATCAAGCATTTAGTATTATGCCACCATACTTAGCGGTTTATGTTTGGAAACGCACAGCCTAAATTAAAATAAAAATGAGTAAAAGTATACAATTAAAAAACAAAGATAATGAAAAGATGTATCCACATCCATATTATCCGGTAGGTAGTATTTATCTTAGTGTAAATACTACTAATCCAAGTAAATGGTTTGGTGGTACATGGGAACAAATAGCTAAAGGTCGTACTTTAGTTGGAGTAGATACAAATGATACTGATTTTAACACAGTAAAGAAAACTGGAGGTAGTAAATATTTACAAGAACATACTCATCAGTTAGACGGCTATTTTTTGGCTGGTGGTCGTACTGGTGGCTGGGAAGTTGTTGGGCAAAATGGTGGTTTTTGGGCTTCTGATAATGGTACAAGTTCAACTAAAAAAACTGGAAGTGGTAATAGTGGAAACTTACAACCATACTTTACATGTTATATCTGGTGTCGCACAGCTTAAATAATAAGCCATACTATGGCAAGAAGTATAAAACTTAAAGATAATAATTACTTAGATAGTACAAGTATTGTACATAATAAAACTAGTTTAAGTGATTTATTAACACCAAATATGTTATTTGAAGGTAATAAAGTCGCTACTGATATAACGCTAAGAGATGATATAAATAACTATTCTTATTTAGAAATAGAATATATTTGCAATGGAGTGAAAAATTTTATTAAAGTACCAGCTAAAAATAGCAGAGTGTCTTTACTAACTGAGGGAGAGACTGGTATATCAAATTATATGATACTGTCAACAGCAGTAATAATAATAAGTGATAATAAAATATCATTTTATAAAAACTTGTCAATGGGAGGTTATGTTGATGGTACTGTGCAAATAAATAATAATGGTATTGACGGTTGGTATAGAGTAGGGATTAATAAAGTAATAGGATATAAATAGGAAGGATAGAAATGAAAAATTTAATAAATTTTGTAACTGGTACACTTGCGACTACGCTAGTGTACTTTTTAGGTGGTTGGGATATAGCTTTACAAATCTTAATAACAGTCATTGTATTAGATTATGTTACTGGAGTATTTAAGGCTATATATAATAAAAAAATAAATAGTTCGGTAGGACTTAAAGGTATTATAAAAAAGTTAGGATATCTTATTATAGTAGCAGTAGCTGTTATATTAGATAGAATTTCAGGTAATACTGGAGCAATAAGAACACTGGTTATTTATTTTTTTGTAGCAAACGAGGGTATATCAATTTTAGAAAATTGGGGAGGTATGGGGTTACCATTACCACAAAAAATCTTTGATGTACTTGAACAATTAAAAAATGAAAATGATCCTAAAAACTAGGATTGTTTTTTTATTAAAAGGAGAGTGATTAATAATGGCAACAATTGATACAAGAACACAAGAAGAAATTGAAATAGGTGGAATAGTAGAGGGAGATGAAAATAATGAAGAAAGGTCAAATTAGTGTTAGAGGTGGAATAGAGGACTTTTTATGTCCTTTTACAGATATGTACATAACACAAGGCTCTAATAATAATTTTAGTCATAAAGGGATTATGGCTAATGATGTAAGAGGGGCTCAAAGTGGTGTTAGATATCCTTATTACGCACCATGTACTTGTAAATGTACAAGAACATATCCATCAAGTGGACAGGTAATGTGGCAATCTATAAATAAAGTAAGGTTTGCTAACGGAAGAATAGATTATGCAACATTTATGACTGTTCACGATGATTCAATGGACGCAAAAGTAGGGCAAGTGGTTGGTCAAGGCTTACAACTTGGTAATATGGGAACAAAAGGTAATGCAACAGGAGTACATTGTCATATAGAGGTTTCTCAAAGTGCTGATACAAGTTGGACTAAAAATAAATATGGTATTTATCATTTTAATAATGAGTATGATTTAGATGATTGTTATTTTGTAGATAATACTAATATATTAAATGGTATGGGTGGTAATTGGAAAACAACAAGTAATGTACCAGTTAAAGAAGAAATAAAGGATACAAGAAATTTCGTTAATTTACCACCAACAGTAGATAGTTGGAGATTTTATGATTTAAATGCTGTTCCTGTTAAGAAAAATGCAAAAGGAACATTGAATCCTCAAAAATTTAATGGACTTAGTTATTATGTACATGAGTATAGAGATAATGGAACAACAGCAGTTATTGAAACAGTGCAGTTTGGTAGAGTTAAAATCTATATTCATAATACTTGTGCAGAAATCACAATTGGAAATCATAAATATCAAAATGGAAACTACTAAGTTATTTTAAAATTAAAAGAGGCTAGCCTTAGTTGGTTAGCTTCTTTTTTTTTGCTCTAATTTAAAAATATAGTCTTGACCGAAAGTTTTTATAAATTCTTCTCTAGTATGAGTTTTTAGATACTCCTTTTCAAACATAACTTTATAAAATAAGTTAAACATAATGTCATTGTGAAATAGATTATGACAGGTTTTACAAAAAGGACATACCATACCAAGTCTTATAGATACTTGACGGAAGCTTCCCTCAAAAACTTCATTCTTTTCTATACCTATTTTAGAGCCACAATTACAGCATTTAGTTAAATCAGGATAGATTATACTAAATCTTTCTTTTTCTCTCTTAGCTTGTTTATTTGTGCGTGATTTAAGCCCCTTTTGTTCTTTATATTCAATAACATCACATTCTTTACAAAATAGAGTTACTATTTTTTTATATTTAGTACAATAGCCATACCATTTATAATCCTTTTGTCTTTGTTTTAAATGTTTACATTTGTTATTCATAATTATCTCCTTTTTAGGTCTTATTTAGGTCTTGTTTTTGAAAAAAAGTGTAAATTACTTTAATTTTTCTCAAACTTTTATGTTGACATTAATACCTAAAAGTGATAAATTATACCTAACAAGGCGTATTTTGGCTCACCCGCTGGAGCCACCAGAATGATATCAAACTCGGATTTTTTATTTTTATAGGAATTCGAGTTTTAAAATACTTAAATTTATGATATGTTTCTATAGATTTAAATTGAAATTTGTCAATTTAATAAAACATACTTGTATGTTGACAAAATCAATGTACAAGTAACAACAGTTACATATTTTGTGGGGATGATTAATATTTTAAATTTTATTGATGAGGATAAGGAAAAAATTAAAAGTGCTTATAAAGCAATATTACTTAATCTTAAAGATTATCTGAAACACTATGATGCAAAAGATGGAATATCATATTCTAAAATATTTTTTAGGATGTTACATAATGGTTTCTTTAGTATGAATGGAATAATTAATTTTGATAATGATTATGACTATTTAGGATTACCTTTAGAAATAAGTCAAGGAGTCCAAGTTATGTATGGAATTTGTTGTTGTAGGCATGCTACAGAATTTCTTTATAATTTATTATGTATACTTAGTTATAATCCGTCTTTATTATATATTTATGTAAATAATACAGGGGTTTGGCGTAAAGTAAATCCTGCAATTGACAAAGCTAACCATCAAGCAATTTTATTAAATGATAAGTATATTATAGATCCAGCAAATAAGTTTATTTTACAAATACGAGAAAATGAAGAATTGAGACTTATAGATTCAGAATATCTTGATTATTTAGAAATATATCAAGAACCTAATATCACCGTTGTAGGAAATATGTTAGAAAAATATTATACATATAAGAAACTTGGTATAAAAAATGTATACTCTTAA